CCGCCATTGAGACGGCAGCCGCGCTTGAGGCGTACCAGTCCGCACAGGGGCGGGTTACTCCGCGGGACATGGAGATGCTGCGGGCCTACTACGCTTCCGGGCTGACGCATGACCGGAGCAACAAGGCTTTTTGGCGGCCAGACAGCAGGCGCAAGTTCTGGGAATGCTTCGGGGATATGCTAACCCATGCGGACCGCTGGGCCAAAGAGACGCGCTGGAAGTCCGCAGCCGCTCGCAAGAAACCACAGCCGGAGCAAGCCCCGCAGCAGCCGGAAGGGCCCGTCGTGGACACCGATACAGCAGCCTCGGAGATCCGGGAATGGATGAAAGAAATGGGATTGGGAGGTGAGGCATGAAGAAAAAAGATTACATGCAGAGTGTGTTCTCCGGTATCAGCCGTCATGGCATGCGCATGGGACAGTTGAGAGTATTGTGGACGATAGGGTCTCTGGATGGTGTGGCATCCCTTTCCGACATGCTACTTGCAACAGGCATATCCGAATCTCATGCACAAGCCGCGTTACGTGCATTGATCAGTACCGGTGAGGTAGAAGTCGTCGGTACGAAGACCGCAGGAGTTGGGCGCCCCGGCCGCATTTATCGGCTGACTCCAAAAGGGCGTGAACTGTTTATTGATATATTCTCATGATGAAAGAATTAACAGAAAAGCAGAAGGAGTTTGCCCGGTGTTATTTTGAGTGTAAGAATGGCACCAAGGCTTACATGGATTCCTACGGCAAGGGAAAGACATTAAAGGAATCAACCTGTGCCACGGAGTCATCCAAGCTCCTAAAAAACCCCAAGGTTCAGGAGTACCTTGCCGGATTGAATGAAAAAGCGGAAAGCCCGCTTGTCCTGACCAAACAGCAGCGGATGGAATGGCTTTCCCGCGTGGTGAGGACGCCGCTTCGTGAGGTAGATGACCAATCCGATTTGTGCCAGGAACTCACGGAAACCAGTGGCCCCAACGGTTGCTCAACAAAAATCAAGATGCCCTCCAAGCTGGGCGCCATTGCCGAGCTCAACAAGATGGACGGGGCCTACGAACCGGACAAGGTGGAACACACCGTTCTTGGTGTAGATGCTATTCTATCAAAGCTTAACGACAAACCTATCAAGGTTCAGGATGGACAACGCGGAGAAAAGGCTTGAGGAGATGCTGGCAGACGAGTTCTGGCGTCTGAATCACTTATACTGGATTGAGACAAAGACCGGGGAACTTGTGCGTTTCCGGATGAATTGGGCCCAGCTTGCTTTCTGGAAGGAGTTCTGGTACCGGGACGATATTTTGAAGAGCCGTCAGCTTGGCCTGAGCACCTATGTAGCCATGCTGATGCTGGATTACTGCCTGTTCCGCCCCCGATTCAAGGCGGGCATCATTGATAAGGCGCTCCCGGATGCCCAGGAGAAGTTGAGAAAAATCCGACTGGCTTATGAAATGCTCGATTACGTACCAGAGGACGGGGCCACGGAGGAAGACGAGGCTCTGGCGGCAATCGGAGCAGCCATCAAGAGACGGTGCCCGGCACGCTTCAAGGAAGAGTCGGCTGTTTTTGTCAACGGCAGCCGTATCCGCGTTGCCTTGTCCATGCGTGGCGGCACGCTTCAGATGCTCCACGTCTCCGAGCTAGCCCACGTTGCCAACACCAGGCCCAAGGACGCCTCTGAAATCGTGACTGGGGCGATCAACACAGTAGCCTCCGGCTGCATCGTCATCCGGGAGACAACGCATGAAGGAGGACGGTATGGCCTGAATTACGAACTGACGAAGCGTTCCATTGAGAATATAGGCCATGATCTTACTCCCCTGGACTTTCGGTTCTTTTTCTTCCCGTGGCATCAGCATCCGGATTACAGGCTCGAAGGAGTGAAACTACGCCTGGATGACCGCATGACCAAATACTTTGCGCTCTTGGAGACCCAAGACATCCATCTGACCGACGAGCAGAAAGCCTGGTATGTGTCCATGGAACGTACCATGGGCGCGAAGATGACGCAGGAGTATCCCAGTACCCCCGACGAAGCGTTTGACGTACAGGTGGAAGGTGCGATTTACGGGAGCATCATCACCCGCATGCGGATGGATCGGAAACTGAATTGCCGGTTTGAAGTAGACCGCATGGCTCCCCTTAATGTGGCGTTTGATATTGGCATGGCAGACTCTACCGTCATGTGGTTGTTCAATGAGCTAAGAACCGAGCACCGGGTCGTAGAGCATTACCGGGCGTCCGGCGAAGTTGTGGCTCATTTTGTGGAGAAATTACGACAATGGGAAACCGAATATTGTAAGATTGATACTGTGTTTCTCCCTCACGATGCCGTGAACCGGGAGCGCAGCGATGGGTTGAGCTATGAAGATCGTATTCGGTCTGCCGGGTTTCGTGTGGTGGTTGTCCCTCGTGTTCAGGATGTCTGGCAAGGTGTGGACTTGGTACGAGAATTTCTGCCGAACTGCATTTTCCATGAACGGTGCGGAGATGTGATTGTGGTCAAGGATGTAGAGTATATATCCGGTATTGATGCTTTATCCAATTACCAGGCGCAGCCACCTGGCCGCAATGGTGTGATGCGTTCCAAACCACTGCATGATGTCTGTTCCGACTCCGCGGATGCCTTCCGAATTTACGTGGAAGCCCACGCCAGAGGGCTTGTCCCCATTTATGGCAATACGCACAACCCTTATAAATTCAAGAGAAAACAGGCATTAGGAGTACCAAAAAGGTAATTACTTGATTTAGAGCAGTATTTATTTTGATGCCGGTGTGCCATGGTTGAGGCATGGGATTCATGAAACCGTCAACTCCTGCCCCTGCCCCGGAGATACCTACCGTTACTGTAGATGCCAATGAGAAGCAGGTGGACGCCAATTTGGACAGTAAGCGCCGCAGAAAGAAGACTCTGAATTCTACGATAGACAGACTTCCCAGCCTTGGTGCGGGCGCCGGACAGCAACAGGCACAACCCCTAAAAACTACGTTGGGAAATGGATGATACCAGAGTCAAAGGCTGGTTGCGGACATGCGCATCTCTACGTACCCAGAGAGACAAATGGTCCGGCGACTGGGACATATTGAGGGATTTGCTGATTCCACGGCGCAATGCGGATGCGGATGATTACAGCCATTGCCCGGAAGGTTCCAAATGCTGCATGCGTTTGGCTGCCGGGTTCATGGAGTACATTACGCCATCCCGCCGTCCCTGGTTTGCTTTCCAGCACGACGCGGTGGATTCCGAGGATGACATCAAAGCATGGTGCGGCGATGTGACAAGGATCGTTCAGGAATCCATTGCCAACTCCAATTTTTACACGGAGATTCATGAAGCCGATTTGGATGACTGCTCCTTAGGTACTGGCTGTATGTACTGCCCGGATTGGGAAAATGAAGGTCTCACGTTCACTCAAGTGCCTTGCGGCACGTTCGGCGTAGCGGAAGACAAGGATAAGCGTATCAATACCCTGGCAAGATGGTTCAAGTTTTCTGCCGTCCAAGCCATGGAAAAGTTTGGTCGCAACGGGAAGATTGCCTGTGAGAAGATACAGGCAGCTTATGCGGACGCTGGCAAAAAGTACGATCCGGATTTTACGATTGTCCATCTCGTCCAGCCCCGGAAAGTTTATGATTTACGACTGGCGGAATATGACGGGAAGCAGCGCCCTTTTGAGTCTATCTATATCTGCGAAGAGTCCGAAACGCTCCTTGAAGAAGATGGGTATCATGAATTCCCATATTTCGTCCCCAGGTTCCTGAAATGGGGAAATGGCCCTTATGGGTTGGCACCTGGTAAAGCCGTTATCCCTGCCATGAAGAGTCTGATACGGCTTGATGAAAATATGGACACCCTGGCGGACATTGCAGCCTTCCCGCGTATTCTGGAGCTGGCTGAGCAGGTGGGAGAAGTTGACTACCGGGCTGGTGGACGCACCACGATCAGCCGGGAGGCGGCAGATAAGAATTTCCCCCGGGAATGGGCCAGCGGAGGCCGTTATGATGTAGGGCAAGACAGAATAGAGATTAAGAAGCGCGAGATTCAGGAGGCTTTTTACTGCGATATGCTCCAGGTTATTTCGCAGATAGACCGGGAAATGACGGCCACGGAAGTGAGAGCCAGGGAAGGAGAAAAGCTGACTATGTTCTCCCCCACCTTCACTTTATATACTTCGGACCTGTCCTATTTCTTCAAGCGCATTTTTGGCGTGCTTGCCCGTGCAGATAAGTTTCCACCGCCGCCGCCATCCTTGATGAAAGAGAATGCCATCACCAAGGAGTTGATGATGGCTCTGCCTACGGTGAGGTTCACGGGTAAATTGGCAATCGCCCTGGAACAAATTCAAACGGAATCCTCCATGATGGCCTTGCAGCCTTTGACTGACGCATCCGCAGCATGGCCTGAATTACTTGATATTGTAAAGGTTCGAGATTTGTTCAAGGACTATTTGCGCACCTCCGGAATGAAAGAGGAACACATCACCACTGACCAGGAACTCAAGGCGATTGATAAGGCCAAACAGGAAGCTTTGAAAGCTCAAGAAGAACTGGCAGCCATGCAAGGAGGCGCCGCCGCGGCTAAAGATGGAGCCAGTGCCTTGTCGCTGCTTAACAAGGAAGGGAAGTAGAAATGAAGTATACTGACCAGAGTATTAAAGATGAACGCGACAAGGTACGCCGTTGTATATACCGCCTGTTTGGCAAAGGCAGGAAACCAATAGATGCTTTGAGGCCATCTTTTTTCTTGTCCCCCTTGGTCCATTGGTTGGAACGCCGGATGATAAGGCGCCGGCTGCTCCATGATTTTGATACGGTATCAGGCCAATTGCTTTTAGATTGGCTGGAGCATCATTTTGAAACAGACCTTCCCGTTTTTCAGGGCCAGTCTGGAAAGTATGATCCCCTTGACGCCATGCGACGGGATGCCTACCGCGAAGTCTTTCTTTTCCTGCGGCGCGAAGTAGCGCTTGGGAAACAGATCAAACAAGAAAACGAATATTAAAATATGTATATCAATAGATTATATCATAATCGGTTTATGCGTGATGAAGCCCCTGCTGATGGAGGAGATAGTGGAAGTGGTAATCCTCCCCCGTCGTCCGTGACGCTTGGCGACACTACTGCTGCACCAGGGAATCCCACCCAGCAGGAAGATAAGACGGTCCCTG